GCCGTAGTATGTAAACATATATCTGAAACACCAAACGAATTCGAACACATTTTAATCTTGTCGGGAGACAAAGATTTCATACAGTTGCAGAAACACAACTTTGTAAAACAATATAGTCCTGTACTGAAAAAGTTTATCAACGGTATTGACCCGACTATATATATTAAGGAACATGTGTTGAAGGGCGATAGAAGTGACGGTATTCCAAACTTCTTATCACCAGACAATACATTCGTGGATGAGTTGCGACAGAAACCTATGTCGAAGAAAAAGATTGCTGGTTGGATTGAGTCTAATCCAGAGGATGTTTTCACAGAAGAGATGATGCGTAACTATCAACGAAACAAAACGCTAATTGATTTGGAGTGTATTCCAGAAGACTTGACAAATAGAATCCTAGATGAATATAGGAAACCAGCTCAAGGTGACAGGAGTAAACTTCTAAATTACTTTATTAAAAAGAGATTGAGAAATCTTATGAATGACATTGGAGAATTTTGATTATGGCAATATCAACATACACACCGCTACTTTCTGAAGTATTGAAGAAAGTACACAACGCTAAGACTAAGAGTAAGAAGATTGAAATATTAAAGGAACACGATTGTGATGCTTTAAGGATGGTTATTAAGTCTTCTTTCGACCCAAACATTGAATGGGTCATTCCAGGCGGAGAAGTTCCCTTTACTGCAAACGAAGCAGAAGAAGGTACAGAACATACTGTATTGCGTAAGGAAGCAAAAAAATTGTTTAACTTTATTAAAGGTGGAAACAATGCAATTGCTGGATTCAAGCGTGAGAATATGTTCATTCAAATGTTGGAGGGATTGCATATCTCTGAAGCAGAAGTAGTTATCGCTGCTAAAGACAAATCCCTTCATAAAGTTTACAAAGGACTCTCTGACAATGTTGTCAAGGAAGCTTTTAATTGGAATGATAACTACATGAAACAGGAGTAAACAACATGAGTTTCAAACTATCTAATAGGTCGAAAGGCAAACTAGAAGGAGTGCATCCAGATATGGTTGCAGTCGTTGAGCGTGCCATTGAGTTGACGAAGGTCGATTTCGGCGTAACATATGGTGTCCGTGAGCTTGAGGAACAAAAACGCCTCGTAGCATCTGGACGCTCACAGACTATGAAGTCTAAACACCTTGTCCAAGAAGACACTGGTTATTCACATGCAGTTGATGTTGTCGCTTATGACGGCTCAGATGTTGTGTGGGAAATCAATGTGTATGACGATATCTGCGATGCTTTCAAACAAGCGGCAGAAGAATTAGGTGTAGCAATCAAGTGGGGCGCTGCATGGAGTGAGGGCGATATTCGTTCTTATGAAGGTACAGCAGAAGACGCTATGAATGCATACATCGACCTACGGCGCTCACAAGGCAGGCGACCATTTATTGATGGGCCTCATTTTGAGTTGATCGTATAGCGGATGCGGTGGCGCTCTATTTCTCCTTTCTCTTCTTACACCACAGAAATGAGCGCCACCGCCAGAGGCAGAATTAATATGACAGACATAACACCAATTCTTCCAGTGCAAGTAGTTAGTAACTACACACGAAATCACCATATAGGTGAAAATATGACTACATCCATAGTCAAACATACTCAGGTGGGTGATGGCCCAATCAGGGTAACGGAGACAACCTACACCACATATAATGCTAGAGGCGAATCAGTAGAGTCTCCAAAACAAACAGGACAGGTACTAGATGTGACTGTCTGATAAAAAATAATTAAAAATAATTTCTAAGTCCCTGTTTTTACAGGGATTTTTTTTGCAAAAAAGACTTGACTTTGTTATCAGAACATGTATAATATAGGTATAAGTTGATGAAAAGAGGTATGTATGAACTTGATTGATGTAAGAGGCGGCACTAAGTTCCAGAAGGAAGTCGCTTTCAAAGTAGTCTCTCAAATGATTTCAGAACTGATGCCCCGAATGAGGACGCTAGAAATATCAGTTCGTATCCGTAAGTTCACTGATGATGCAATCGGTTACTGTATGATGGAAGATACCAATCGACAGTTTGAGATTGAGATTAGTAAGGACTTGTCTCTGAAAGACTTTGTTACTGCCTTGTGCCATGAGATGGTACACGCTAAGCAGTATGCACGAAATGAAATGTCTGGTGATGCGATTGACAGACGTTGGAAGAAAACCACTGTTCCAGATTCAGTTGGTTATTGGGACTTGCCTTGGGAGAAAGAGGCATACCGAATGGAAGACAAATTGGCACAGATTGTTTGGGAAAAAAATATTCTGTAAACCCCTTGACAATCTATTGACAATTTGATATTATAGCTATGTTGACAATGAAATGGAGTACTAAATTATGACACAAGTTGCAGTAATTCACACAGCGTTTGAAGAAACACCACGCACTGTTGCGTTTGTTGATATCCCAGAAGAGATGGAAGACATGCAGGCTCTTCAGTATGCATATCGTTGGACTAACAATATAATGGGTTCTTGGAGTATCAAAGAAGAGTTCTTTGAGGATGGTATGAAAAATGATGACTTCAATCCAGATGTTACAGTAATGGCGCCTCTACACGAAGGTGGTATGGGGTTACGTTCAACATCAATGGGAGACCAGATGTTGTTGGGTACTAAGAAGTATGAAGTTGCAATGATAGGATTTGAGGAGATTAAATAATGGGTAAAGTAAACGCATATCTGATGGATGTACAGGAATTTGTTTTTGATTTCTATACAGACTCAGGCGAGTTAACGAGTGAAGTCAGTACTACTGATGATATTATCAAAGCAGTGAAAGAAGAGTTTGGTAGTGGAATGGCGGTAGATGCTGCAAAGGAACAAATCAACCAGATTGAACATGGTTGGTGGTAAGGACTTAAATGATAAAAGAAATTATGCTAGCGTCTTTAGTGACGTTTCATGGACATTCTGTTGACCTATCTGAAATATCCCAAGAACAAATTGAACAATGGATGCAGATTGAGACTGAGTGTCTTGCTATGAATGTCTACCACGAAGCACGAAATCAAGGAACTGCTGGACAGATTGCAGTTGCTCACGTTACAGTAAATCGTGTAAAAGACCCTCGCTTCCCAGATACAGTTTGTGAGGTAGTCTATCAAGGACAACACCGTCCAAGTTGGAAAGGTACTGGTGAGATGATACCAGTTCGACATAAGTGTCAGTTCAGTTGGTACTGTGATGGCAAATCAGATACCGTCTATGATGAAGAGACATTTAATAAGATTTATGACTTGACAAGCTTGATGATGGATGGTACAATAAAAATAATAGATATCACAGATGGTGCAACTCACTATCATGCTGATTATGTTTCGCCCTCGTGGGCAAAGACAAAGACGAAAACAGTTGAGATAGAAGACCATATCTTTTATCGGTGGGAGAAATAATGAATATATTCTACATGCATCCAGACCCTAAGATTTGTGCCCAGATGCACAACAACAGTCATTGCAGTAAAATGATTATTGAATACGCTCAACTCATGTCCACTGCACATCGTACTATGGATGGTGAGATGTATTACGGTAGGACAAAGAACGGAAGTAAAATCAAGCGCTGGTTACACCCAGAAGATGTTATGGAAACAACTCTATACAAGGCATCTCATATCAATCACCCTAGTGGTATCTGGACTCGTGAGTCTCGTGCTAACTATGAGTGGTTGTATACTATGTGGTGCGAACTGAATGAAGAGTTTATCTGGCGTGGTTTCAAGAACGGTGAATACCATGAAACCTACAACAAACTAAAAGACTTGCTTCGTGAACCACCTAAGTCCATGAAACAAGGTACGTTTACACAACCAACCCCAGCGATGCCTGATGATGTGAAGAACAAGGATTCTATTCGTGCGTACAAAGACTATTACGTCAAGTACAAACAACACCTTGCAAAGTGGACAAAAAGAGGTTCACCAGATTGGTATGAGTTTCAAAATGCAGCGTGAGGGGTATTACGATTACATGCTTCGAAGAAGCAGGGAAGAGGATGAAATGGAAGATAATTTGAAAAAAGGTTATGAGTCTGGCATATCCATGACAAGAGAACCAGTATTTGAAAAGGGATATCCTTCTTATGAATCAGTGAATCGAAAAACAATAACTGAAAGTCAGTTGTTTGAGGATTCTATGAAGGAATTAAATGCTAGCTATTATGCTTGTATAAATAGAATAAAGGAGTTGGTTGAAGAGAACCATCGCCTGAAAACTGAAATTGAAGAATTGAAAAATAATGCCAACGTATAGTGTGAGAGATAATGATACTGGTGAGATGGAAGAAGTCTTTATGACATACTCTGCTCTCCAAGAATATCTAAAAGCAAATCCAAACAAGGAAAGTGTTATAACTTCTGCCCCAAGTATCATTGGTGGTACAGGGGTGAGTGGGATAAAGGTCGACAACGGATTCAATGAAGTGCTGCAGAAGGTGGGAGAGTCTCACCCTAACAGTAACCTTGGACAAAGGTATGCCAAGAAATCAGCTAAAGATATTAAGACGCAAGCGGTGGTGGATAAACATCGTAAACGACAAGGGAAGAAATAATGGGTAAAGCAAAAGAAATTAGACTAGACAGTCTAGTAAAAGTTAAACCGATTACTGACAATCAAACAAAGGCCTTTGAAGCATATCAAGCTGGAAAGAACCTTTTTATGTATGGTGCTGCTGGTACAGGTAAGACATTCGTATCACTATATCTTGCAATGCAAGAAGTGTTGAAGAATGATACACCATACGATACTGTATACATTGTCCGTAGTGCAGTGCCAACTCGTGAGATTGGATTTCTGCCCGGCGATGAGGAAGATAAGACAGCACTGTTCCAAGTGCCTTATCAGAATATGGTTAAGTTTATGTTCGAACAACCAAACGAACAAGCGTTTGATAATCTCTATGACAGGTTGAAGTCACAAGGAAGTCTATTCTTTTTGACTACATCTTTCTTGAGAGGCATCACGCTTGACAATGCAATCATCATTGTAGATGAGTGTCAGAACTTAAACTTCCATGAACTAGATACAATTGTAACTCGTGTAGGACAAGATTCCAAGATTATGTTCTGTGGAGACTTCTTTCAGACTGACTTAATTAAGTCTTCTGATAAGAGTGGACTGGCACAGTTTATGAAAATCTTAGAGTCTATGGAAGCATTTGAGAACATTGAATTTACCATTGGCGATATTGTTCGTAGTGGGTTTGTTAAAGAATATCTAATCAATAAGATTAGACTAGGAGTTGAATAATGGCAAGAAATGCTATCGGCGGCAGCCGACATGAAGGTACATCTAAAGGTACATCAATGGGTAGAAACCCGATTACCTCTACGATGAATAAAAGTAAAAGACGGAGTTATAAAAAATATCGTGGGCAAGGGAAGTAGAAGAAGAATTCAGCAAATCGCTGACAAACAAATGCAAGATAATTGGGATAATATATTCAGTCCCAAACCTAATCCACTAGTAGTGGATGCACTAAACAACCTCGCAGAAAGTGTGGATAATGAAAGAAGTGTCTCTAAAGGATTTAAGAAGAATTCTAACCAAAAATGAGTTAGAGTATTACATTAGTGAAGAAAATGGTAATGTTGTGAAAATAAACTTCATAGTAAAAGATGAAGAAACTTCTTGACATAATGCATTGTTTTTGTTATAATTATATCATTGTAAAAAATTGAGGTGAAATATGTTCAACCATAAATCAGTAGATATCCCAGAGGTATCGACAAAGAATATAAATCGGAAGCGTTTCTATGATACGCCCACTGGTTTGTATCCATCTATCACAACCGTGTTGGGTGTTCGAAAAGAAAAGAAGAAAGGACTCGCAGAGTGGCGTAAACGTGTAGGTAACGATGTTGCTAATCACATTATGCGTACTGCTGCATCTCGTGGAACTGCCGTACACCATATGTGTGAAGACTTCCTAAACAACAAAGAAGTTGTAAAAGAAGATGTTGCATTTCTGCCTTGGTGTTTGTTCTCACAACTAAAACCAACTCTAGAGAAGAGTATAGATAACATCTATGCACAAGAGTGTGGACTGTGGAGTGAGAAGTACAGACTTGCTGGTCGTGTAGACTGCATTGCAGAATGGAACGGTGTTCCTTCTATTATCGACTTTAAGACTTCTCGTTCAGAGCGTAAGGACGATTATAACTTTGAATACTACATGCAAGCATCTGCATACGCAGAGATGTTTGAAGAAAGAACAGGGATTGAAATCAATCAGATTGTTATCCTTGTTGTAACAGAAGATGGACTTGTACAAGAATTCGTAAAAGATAAGAAGGACTATCTTCAAGACTTGGTTGAAACTATCGACCTGTTTACAGAAGAATGGATAAAAGAAAATGAAACGGACTCTTCAGATAGCACTAGTGATGGGAGCGTTGCTGCTACCGCTTGATGCAATTGCAGAACCATACTGGGCACAAAAACCTGTCCAGTGTGGTACACATGAAGAAATTATTAATATCACGAAAAGATTTGGTGAGATTCCATTTCTTCTCTTGGACAATGGTTTGAGTATGAACAACACTGGACAGTTTGTTAAGACTAGAATTGTTGTTGCTCATAACCAAGAAACTGGTACATGGACATTGATTGAATTCCCTATGGGACAAGCAGTTGCATGTATCTTGTCAAGTGGAAGTTCTTTAGAAAAACTTCTTGACATTGGAAGTGCAACGTGATATAAATATATATGTAGTCGTTGATACAAATCAACACTTGGACAGGACGAGGGTGCGAATCCCTCCGCCTCCACCAAAAGTACATTGCGCCTTACTGCAATAAGGTGTCTTTGCAGAGATACAGACCTCACGAGGGTTGAAGACAATGTATTTTTGATGGGGGCGAATTAGGAATCGACTGACAAGACGAGAGGCGAGTAGATTACCGTGGTGACTTACGATATTCGGTCAACAAAACTAAACGCAAACGATAACTTTGCACCATCTGATTTCGCCTTAGCGGCGTAAACGCAGGGAGTTGTCCACTTACTTAGCAACAGAAAAGTGGAATTAAGCGGGTGTCGTATAATGGCATTACTTGAGGTTTCCAACCTTATGACGGCAGTTCGATTCTGTCCACCCGCTCCAGTTTCTTAAAGGGTGGCGCCTTAATACGCCCGTGTCTCTTTACTGTTAGAGAGACTTGCACCCCGAAATAGATACACGGGCTCTGCTACATTTATCGGTGAGGGGCTATCAACGCCTCTCACCACTTTATTAACCTGTAAACAGGAGTTTGTGATGAACCTAGAAGAACTAGTTGTGATGACACCAAAAAAGTTTGCTCTTCAAATTGAAAAAATAGTTAGTCAAGGAGATGACATAACCTACATGGATGCAATACTAGACTATTGCGAAAAGAATCAGATGGAGCCTGACACTATTGGCCCTCTTATCTCAAAACCACTCAAAGAAAAAATAGAAGCAGATGCAAGGAAGTTAAACTTCTTGCCCAGAGTAGCAACCCTACCAGTATAAGGAGAAATCCATTGGAAGCGTGGGAATCCTACCAAATGTATCTTGGTCTTAAATTACACTTTACTAGTGATTATGACTATACAAGATACGGTGGCAAGACTTCTGCCTCAAAGGCATCTTTTCTCAAACGTAGAGATAGATATTTCTTTGCAAGGGTAGCAAGAAAGTATGGAGATAAAACACAAGAATACTATATTGCAAACTTTGTAAAATCCCCGAAGGGATGGTTGGGGGACTTTAGTGAAGAAAATTATTTGGAATGGTCTAAAAACAAACAGGCACTGACATATAATTTTCTACAGGACATGAGTTTTTTATTTGCACAAGTTGAAGATTTTAATTCAATTTTCTCTTGCCAAAGTGGACA